GTCGGCAGCGGCAGATGGGTATAAGCGACAGGAGTGGTACCACTGCTCGTCGAGGCCGTGATAGATGCCTGGCTTGTCGATGATGAGGCTCATAGCGGGTAGCTCCTTACTCGGCTGGGCATGGGGGCGGGCTCGATGCAGGGGTGGCCGGCGGCCGCCAACTCGGCGACGGTGGGGTTCCGGCGCGGCTTGGGGCGGGGCTTGATGCCCTGCCGCCTGCGCCTGGCTTCGGATCGGCGGGCGTTGTTGCACTTCAAGCAGCAGCCTTTCCCCTGGTGGGGGCGACTGCCGGGCCAGTCTTCGACGTCGGCGTTCCGGGGGCGCATGAGGACCCCGCAGTCTCCGCAGTGCTGCGGGACGCTCCAGTCAACTCTGCGACTCACTGGAGGTACCTCCCGTCCTTGACCATCTCGGCGCTGGTGAGGACGTCGCTGATAGCGCCGTCGAGGGCGGCGAGGGGGCCGTTGACGGCGATCTCTGCGAGGTCGCGGAGCGCCTTGTCTTCGACGGCGGCGAGGCTGACCCACTTCCGGATCTGGTCGCCGCGGGACTGCTTGACGAGCCGGGATGTGACGCCCCGGTAGTGGCCCTCGGGGGTGCGGAGGAGCACCTGCCCGTTGATGGGCTTGGCGGTCATGTCCCCGGGCTGGCCGGTGGCGTGCCGCTCGCCGTCGATCACGAGGATCATGGGACTGGTGGGCCACGGCGCGGTCGGAACTGGGGCGGCTTCGAGGAGGATCACGCGGGGGTTGTGGGCGATGGCCTCGGCGTTATCGGCGGTTGCCCGGTCCATATGCCAGATACCGTGGGGGTCCTCGTAGGCGATGATGTCGCCGGGCTTCGGCTGGTAGTGGTCGCTCACCGGTCGCCCTCCTCGGTGATGCGGATGAGGCAGTGGTCGCGGCGCAGGAGGCCGGTACGGAGGGAGCCGACGTACTCCCAGCCGGCGCGTGCGAGCTTGCGGACCCGGCGGCGGCCGATAGGCCCCCAGGTGGGAATCCACTGGGACTCGTAGAGGCAGATGATGCGGGTGCTCATGGGGTGTTCCTTTCGGGGAGGGGGGGTTAGAGGCCGTTGGTGAGTGCGTCGACGTCGACGCGGAGGAGGTTGGCGAGGGCTTCGAGGAGCCGGGCCCGGTGTGCGGCGTGCTGGCCGAGGACGCCCCAGGGGAGGTTCGCGTCGATCCGGCCGGCCCCGCGCCGCTGCCGGTCCCGTTCGTCGAGGGCGGCGGACTCCGAGTCCTGGTAGTCGGCGCAGGCGCACAGGAACTCGGCCGCGTCACCGACGTCCACGCCGTCGCCGGTGACGTCTTCGAGGCGGGTCACTTGTCCGCCACCCACGCCATCCAGGCGGTGGTCTCCTCGGCGAGGTCTCTGGAGGAGAGGGTGTCGTCCCTGGTGGGGGTGGCCCAGACTCCTCCGTCTTCGTCGTCGATGCGGGTCCAGGCTCGCCCGGCTTCGTCGCGGACGACGGTGCCGTTTGGGAGGGCTCGGAGGTCGTGGGAGTACATGCGGGCCCGCCCGTAGGTGGCGTTGGTGACGGCGCGCAGGATGGATTCGAGGGCGGCGATCTGGTCGGCGTCGGCCTCCTTCTGGCAGAGGTCGGCGAACAGTCTGGAGGCGTTGTTGGCGGCGGTCTGCCACTGGTCGCGGTAGAGGTTCACCTGGGTCTTGAGCGTGTCGATGGTGTCGCGCTGTTCGCGGACGGTGGCGGCGAGGGCCTGCTCGCTGAGGGTGGGCTCCGTGGCCTCGGTGGCCTGCTTGCGCTTGGGGTGAAGGTTGACCTTCATTTTTCATGGTCCTTTGATCTGGGGATTGGGTGGGTTGGGTTGGGGTGCCCGCGTTACCCATATGGATAATCTAGTGCTCCATATGGAGAACGTGCAAGCCAGAAGCGTCCCGTTTATCGAATCGTGATGACAGGGGTGCGGAAACACCTAACGCCCCTCAGGCGCCCTCAAAACGGGCGACCCTACGCGGACACGCACACGGGGTCGCTAGGCCGCCCTGGAGGGCTTGCGCGTCCGATTCGGGGCACTTCCGGCCCGACTGCCACCCCCAGGGTGCGACGAACGCGCCAAAGCGGCCAGCACCTCACGCGCCCGAGCAGCCCCATCACCCGACGACTCAGACGACGGCGGAGCCATCAACTCAGCCACCGGACGGGCCGGCGGAAGCGCACCAGCCCACGGCACACGCCCCGAACCCAGCGCGTGATCCATCCGGGCCAGCACCTCCGGCAGCGGCGTTGATGGCTCCAGCTCGGCCACCTGTGCCGCCTGTGCCAACGCAGCGCGCCCATGCCGGTCCGCCTCGACGTCGCCGATGCCGTTGCCGATCGCCCGCAGGAAGCCCCGCAGGTACGCCGACTGCTCGAAGCCGCTACGGCCCTCCGTCGGCAGGCTGTGGCGCTCACGCCAGGCCCGGATCCGCTCGCCCCGGACGGCCTTCGCTGCCCGGTTCACGTGCTGCGGCTTCGCTGCCCCGTAGGTCTCGACGTCGCCGGACGCCACGCGCCGCACAGCCTCGGCAAGCACCTCATCGGTCATGTCCTGGTCGAGGAGCGTCATCCAGGCGCGGATGCGTCGCTTGCCGCCCTCGGCGTCCACGATGCCGGGAAGCATGCCGGCGTCCACGAGGATGCCGATCGCCAGGGAAACCCCCGTCGCTGTAGCCATCACAGGCCCTCCTTCGCGAACTCGGCCGCCAGGTCGTAGAACACCTGCCCGCCCTGCGGCCGCCCTTGGGGGCGTTGGGCTTGGAGGCGGAGGGTGTCGAACTTCTGGCGGAGCTTGGGCAGGCTGAGGACGTTGGCGCGCCAGAAGTCGTTGCCGTCCACCCAGTCGATGATGCGGGTGATCTCTTCGACGGTGCGGCCGTCTCGGTCGATCATGAGGCGGGCCTGCTTGCGCCAGGCTGCGGTGACGCGTGGGGGGCGCCCGGTGCGGCGGTTGACGCTTGCGGCCATGGCGTCGCAGACGGCTTCGACGTCGGGGCGGGGGTCTTCGACGGCGCGCAGATCGGCGTCGCCGATCGCGTCACTGTTCCCCTGTTCCCCTGTTCCCCTGTTCCCCTGTTCCCCTGTTCCAGGCGCGAGGGTGTCGGGAGGTGTCGCGACGGTTTCGCGAATTGTCGCGACGGTTTCGCGATTGGCGTCGTTCTGCGGGAAAGTGGCGGCGCTCCCCTCTTCGGGTGCGGGGATGCGTGACGCCTTCGGTTTATCTACCCGCTGGTGCTTACTCCACCCTGTAACTAGGAAATAGGTCCTAGACGCGACGGTGTAGCGGAGAATCAGATCCGCTTCGGAAAGCCTCGCGAGACCGTCGCGAACCTTCGCGACAGTGTCGAGAGGATTCGCGACCATGTCGTGCGGGTACAGCGCGGCTACGATCAGCGCGATGTCATCCCGGCCCCGGCCGTGGTCATCCACGTAGGACCAGAGCCCGATGAACAGCAGGCGGTCACTGTCCGACAGGGCCGCGATGTCCGGGCTCGACCAGAACTCCGGCTTGATGCTCCGAATCCGCATCATTTCCTCCTAGCATTAAATACGGGACTGGTTTGCATGCGCCAGGTGAAGGCCGCCCACGCCTCGTCATCCCACGCCTGCGCGGGGTCGGCGTCGGCGGAGGCGACTCTCGCTGCCTCGTAGGAGAGGGCGCACATGTGCGCGTTCCAGGCGTCAGGTGCCCCGTCGTCGCGGAACAGGCCATAGGGCGTCCCCACGTAGTCCAGGAGCTCGGACACCCATTCCTGGAAGTCGTCGCCGGTGTAGTAGCTGTTGGTGAAGTAGCCGAGCCATCTCAAGACATGCGGAACCGCGTCTAGGCAGGGCTGGCACTCCCGCCAGTTCCAGATCATCCCGTCGCCGACGACCGCACATTGGCGGTACTGCTCGCCCTTGGGGATGATGCGGCCACAGTCATCGCACCGGACACGCCCCCGTGACCGGGGAGACCTCTCACGGATTACCTCGGTCATGATGCGTCCTCCTGAATCTTCCGCTCCTCAGCCTCCAACCACTCGGCGATGGTGTAGGAGGCACCCAGGTATCCCCCGCCGACCGGGGAGACGGTGATGAACACGCCCGGCTTGTAGGGGGTGGCGTAGTGCTTGGATGCGTGCCACGTCACGATCCGGCTGTCGTCCTTGAGGACGCCGGGCTGCTTGTAGGGCGCGAGGGCGTCGCCGACGGCGCGGATGAGCTTGTCCAGGTCGGGTTTGACATGCGGCATGAGCCGCTTCTTGGCGCTCTTGGGGCGAGGCAGCATGAAGGCGGCATTGACGACGACGGGGCCGTCGTAGCGGGGCTCCCAGCCGGCTTCTCGGGCGGCCTCCTGGGCGGCCTTGGCGACCTTGAGCCGCCATGCGGCGAGTTCGGGTCCGCGGTCGTGGGTGACGACGACGCGCTGACCCGAGGTGAACGCGCGCGTGGAGCCCTCGGTGATCGGCTCACCGGGGACGAAAAAACTAAACGAATCCATGGTTAAGTGCCGTTTCTGCTAGGTGGCTGACTGCGTGTGCTGCCTGCTGGGGGACGACGCCGTTCCCCAGGGCC